GGAATACTGGCCGGGCTAGGCTTTGAAACAGTACCGCCACCACCAAAAGAAGTCCCTTTTATTGTGTTAATTTGCACTAAACCGGCCGCCGCCACACTTCCGGCCGCCGCTAAATTGGCCGGGAAAGGTAATGGACCCCCAATAGCATCCGCTACACCTTGCGCTGTACTAATAACCGCATCAGCACCGGCAAAGGCTTTATTAGCCTTAAAAGCCGTTTCATTAATTTGGGCAAGATTAGATAATGCTGATCTACCAGCATTAAGCGCAAATTGGTTACGCGCCTTAGTTGAAATTTCCGCTAGTTTATTTTTCTTTGTTTCGGCATCAAGATTACTATTTAAAATCTGCTGTAATGTTCTTTGCTCATCCTGTAATTTTTTTCTGTTTAATTGGGCAAGCTTTGTATTATGCCTTTCTTCTATTTTTGCTTTTAGCTCTTTAAAGGGAACAATAGTAGCTAATTCCGCTTCCTGAGCCGCCGCTAAAATTTCCAATTCGTTAGCTTTCTTTTCTTCCAATAATAAAGCTTCGTCCGCGTATTGCTGCTGCAAAGCCTCAAAGGCTGTTTGTCTTTTTTCTTTTTCCTTTTCTTCCTCTTCCGTTTCGCCTTCATCACCACCGGCACCCAATAACCCGGCCGCGGTTTCATTTAGCGCCGCCGTTTCTTCCGCTGCTAATTGTAATTCCGCCCTGGCTTCCGCTACCCGCTCTTTAAAAGCCAAACTAGGGGCCGGCTGGTTAGCCAATGTATTTAAATCATTTTTTAATATTTCTATTTGTTCTTTACTGGCTACTGATAACTGGCCTAAAAAGGTATCATTAAATTCTACATCAACGCCGGGTATTAAATTCGCTATTTCCGTCCAGCCACGCGCAATAGTTGAAAATGACTGTATAGCCGTATCCCCCAATTGAGCTACTATTAATTTAACACCGGCAAAGGCTATACGGACGTTATTAACCTGGTCCATTAAAAAGCCCAAACCATTAACGACACCATCAACCATATTACTAGCAATTTGGCCAAAACCGCCGGCCTCTATCGCCGCATCAGTAAAGGAATTAGATATAGCGGTAATAAATGGGGCTACTTCTACAGATAGCTGATTCCCAAAAGCCTGCATAGTTTTTGTTGCACTGTCGAAACTATCGTTAGCCGCTTCTATTTTTGCCGCGTCTACCCGGTCTATAGCAATGCCTAAAAGGTCTGCTTTCTTTTGAAATTCGTCTAGCCCATCGGACCCCAATCTAAGGGTATTAGCTAATTTAATTCCCTGGGTACCAAATAACTCGTAAGCAATTCTAACCCGGTCCGCCTGGTTTTCTACGTTTTGAAATTCATCAGCTATTACCCGCATCTGTTCCGCCGGGTCTAATAAATTTAAATCTTTAGCGGAAATTCCCAAATCGTCCAACGCATCAACGGCTAAACCTGTTCCGGTCGTAGCTTCGCTTATGCGTAACGTCATTGTCTGGATAGCTTTATTTAATTTTTGGTCTGTTATGCCGGCTGTTTGCCCCGCTGCGAATTGCAAGCCGGCTAATTTATCGGTAGAAACGCCGATAGCGTCCGCCTGTTTTGCTAAAGCATCTACAGACTTGTTAGAGGCGGCTATAAAAGCCCCGATACCCGCGGCACCGGCAAGCCCGGCAAAGGCTGTACGGGTAGAAAAAACGGATTTACCTAAATCGTTTAACTTCCCCCGGACTTTATTTATAACCGCGCTAGATTTATCTACCGTTGTTATTTCGTATGTAGCCCTTGCTGTAGCCATAAGTCCCGGTTTTTCCCTTTCAAGATTATTTTAGTTAAAGGGTCTTTTTTAATTACAAGATAGGCTAACCAAGTATTAAATTCTTCTAAGGTTATTTCCTCTTGCAATTCTTTTACAGTTTTACCCAATCTTTCCGCTAATGAAAACCACAAATATAAATTCGGGTTTTCATTTAGGGCTTTACCTGGTCTATAACCTCCGGACGGGTAGTTACCTGGTTAAATATCCTTATTAAAATATCCTTATCCATTTCCATTAGTTCGCGTTTATGCTCAAGGTCAAAAACATTTTTTCCTTTTTCGTCCTTAACCATACGAATAATAGATAATGCGGCATATTCCGCGGTACTATTATCCTTACATTTTTTTTCTAACCAAGCATGGTCCGCGCCGGTCATAGGGGAATAGAGCAATTTCAAAGGCTCTAATTTTTCTTCCCCCTCTTCATTCGCTACTTTCTTACCCCATTCGGGAATATACATTTCCCCTAAAACCGCTTTATCCTCTTTTATTTTTGAGAATACAAGGTCTTTAATGCTTTCGGCTTCGCTCATTGGCTGGCCCCTTTTTGTTGTTAAAAATTAAGCGTTATAAGCTTCCTGTACCAACTCCCCACTACCCTGGAAAGAGTAAGAAGCCGTTACAATGCTTTCTAATTCTGAAGTAATAGAACGGCCTGTCATTACAACATTTCCAGTAAGTTTAATTCCTTCATCGTCCCCCATTGGGAAAAGAATTAAAGTTACTTCCGCACCAACGGGTAAAACCCCCTGGCCTGTAGCGTCCGTATCATCAAATTGAGCCTCGATAGTACCGGAAAAGGCTTTAAGACCTGGCTTAAAAGTCCGCCATGTATCGCCCTGCGCCGTATCTTCTACACTTTCCCCGGTTTCTTCAATGGAAAAGCTTTTAACTTCCGCCACTGAATTAGCCCCAATTTTAACTACCCCGTCCTGTCCAAGATAAGTAGTCATTTTTATTACCTCGCTATTATTGCGTTATCGTTATTTGTCATATAAACCGCGTCATAGGTCAAAATTAACCGCCCTTCGGGGCTATCGTCCGCTATTTCTAGTGTAGACCTGGTTAATATTATCCGCTTTATTAGGCGGTTTAAAGTTAAATCTTGCCCTAATTTACTTTCTATTTGCGCCGCCGCTTCGTCTAGTATTTCGTCAAAGCTACGGTTTTTTTCTTTTTTGGCCCGGACTTCTATTGTTAATTCCGCCGTCCTTTGTAATAACGGGTTTTCTCCCTGGGTAATCTGTTCCGCGGATTCATCCAAAATACTAATAATTGCTACCGGGCTTTCCGGGGTTACTACATCAGTAGATAAAAGAACATTATCTTTGAATGGGTACGCCCCCTTTATTACATCTTTTACCCGGTTTTTTATCTGGCCTCTTACGTGCATTAGCCCCGCGCCGCCCTTCTTATTACTTTATTCATACGCTTACGCCATTCTTGCTGAAATATGGCCGGGGTTTCCCGGTTTAATATACCCCTATAATGGCTTACCATTTCATCATCAATTACTATCGTTTGATGTTCTATAGGGTATCTGGCCTTTCCGGTCCGTTTATAAACAAGCTTTCCGCCTTTATCTACCGGGGCAACAAAACCACCATCAATAAAGCGCCTGGCTTTGCCGGTACCAACATTTAAACCGCTACCCTTCCGGGTAGGTTTTCCCAATCGTATGGCCGGTATATCCAAAGTAAGGGCTACTACTTCCGCTTTCTGTTTCCGCCTGTTAGCCCTTTGACGGCCCTTAAATTTTGACCGCCCCCTAATTACTTTTTGCTGGACTTTTACGGCATTAGCAGTAGCTTTAATAGATAGCCGCTGATATTTGGTAGCCGTAGCATTAATAGCCTGCGCGTTTACCTGGTCTAATTCTTTTTCGGTCGCTAAAATAGAGTCTAAAATATTTTCGGCATTACCTTTAATAGCTAACTCAGGCATCAAAATAAACCCTGGCTAATCCGGTTCCGTCCCTCTCTATATATCTTAATGCGTATTCCCTTTGTTCAATTTTGGCCCCGGTTTCCGGGTTATTCCAAACAATAACAAAAGAGTCCCCGCGTTTAGCGCCGTCTATAATGGCTTCGCTTACCAATACGGAAGGGTTAGAGCCTTCTAACCCTACCTGGTCATTAAAAATTTCATCGAAAATACCTGTAAATTCCTTATTCTGGAATTTTACATTTACGGCAAATTCATCAGAATCAAAAAATTCTGTAAAATCTTCAACGAAAGCCACTAAAAACCCTTATTCGGCATCCTTAGCAGGGCGGCCGGGCTTTTTCTTTTCGTCCCCGGTTTCAATCATGCCCCTACCCGCCAAATTTTCAGCAAGTTTTTTAGATACTTCTGCGGTTTCACCCGTAGAAACTACCTTGCCATTTTCACCAACAAAACCGCTCTTAGCTTTTACTGTTACTGTTTCTTCACTCATTTTTAGCCCCTAAAGGTCTGGTTTATTTTTATATTTAAAGCCTCGGAAAGCCCTAAATATAAAAACAGGGCGGAATTACCCGCCCTATTTTTAATACTGCTTTTAGCCGTCAATACAAAAGCTTTCAGCATGTCTAACAGCTACGTCAACATCCTGGAATACTCGCAGAATTAGACCGCCTTTCTGGCTGTCAGTGTATGGGTCTGGGAGAATATCCAAAGCGCCCCACATACCTATCAGCAAATCAGACATATTACCGAAAATAATACGGCCGGCTGTAAGGCCATTTCGTACCTTAACGTCATATCCGTTAACCATTCCGTTTTCCATCACGAAAAGACCGCTACCCGCATCCTTTTGGGCCGTTTTCATACCACCGGCAATATTAGCGCTGGTAACATAAATAGGACTTCCAGAAAGGGCATTATCCTCAGCTACCTTGCTTTCAAAGCCTACGGCCTCCGCCCATGTAGGAATATTGCCAACGTCCGCTACCGTCTGAACATTAACGCCGGCAGTAGTAGCAATACCTGTAGGCTCATTAGCGCCGCCGCCCTCAAGGGCCGCTTTATCAATGGCAATAGCCGCACCGCGGACCAAATCATTAAGCATCATAGCTTCTACTGAAGGGCTGGATTGCTTAAGAAGCCTGCGAGACATACGGACCGACCCGGTAACTGTCTTAGCAGACAATACCCTGGTTCCGGTAGTACCATCAGAAAGGGTACTATCGCCCTCTTCCGCTACCCATCCAAAAGAGGCGGACCCATCAAGGGCGGGAATATCTACATCACCTACAAGGCCATCCAGAACAGTAGCGCCGTTTTCCAGTACTACGGAAGTATTGCGCAAGGCATCAATAAACATATCGGGCCTATGGTCTGTACCTACCAAATAACCGCCGGCCGCGTCTACGCCTTTAGTCATTGTACGGGAAAGGGCGGCAAAGGCGGACGGGGGAACATAAAAGCCATTGGCCTCCTGTCCAATTTGACGCGCCATTTCTTCCGATACTTCGCGCTCAAATTCCGCGCCGGTCCAATCATTTTTGGAACAGGCAATAATAGCTTTACGGATTGAATAGGCTTCCTTGTGTTCATCAAGGTTAATATCCGCGCTTTGACCCCTGGTAATTTCTTCCGGGGCTTTCTTGTATGAATCAAGAATAGCGGACCGGGTTTTATTAAGGTCCCAACCTTCTTTAAGGGCTTTGTCCTGGATTTCCGCGCCGGCTTTATGCTCCCGGCAAAGTATCCCAATATCATTAATGCGCTTTAGCTCATTATCGCGGGTTTCAATAACGGCCGCGTTACGCTCGCTATCAGAAATAACAGGGGTTTCCGGAACTGTTACCGCCGGGGTTTCAATTGTACGTTTTTCTTCGTTGTTTTCTTCTGGTTTTTTTGCTTGTGGCATGGTTTTAATCCCCATAAATTCACATTGATTAGACTCAAGGTTCCGGCCTATACCCACCTGGTTATCCGCCGGTATACTCACTACTGATAATTCAAACGGTTCCCAATCCATTACCCTATAAATTTCCTTTTCTTCCGTAGATTCTTGTAGTACCACCCTATGCACCCTATAACCTACGCTTATTTTGGTCCTGATACCGTCTTTTACATCATTAAATATTTCCTCGGCCCTGTCAGATTTACCAAACCTCACAACGGCCCGGCCTACCCGGTCCGTACCAATAGAAACACTTTCTATTACCCCTATCTGGTCCCTGGGGTTATGGTCCATTAACAAAGGCCCTTTATCAGCAAGGCGGCCTAGCCTTACAGAATCCGGGCTATGGTCCAATACTTCAACGCCCCAATAGCGTTCTACCTCCATAGTTTCTGAAGAAAAAGAAAGGTCTACCGTTCTTTCCTCTTCGTTTATTTCGCGGGTTTCAAGGCTTAAAGTCCTAAATTCCGGCTTTACTTCCTCTGTTTTACTCTTCGTCTGGGTCTGGCTCGCTTTCGGCATTTTCGCCCCCTTCTTTAGTCTGTAACCCTAATTCCGCTTCTTTAGCGTTATCCGCTGCTATTTCCTGCCTTACTTCGTCCGGGTCATTGCCCCGCGTCCTGATAATTTCGCTACGGGATTCTATTAAATTATCTACTGCCAATACCGCCGCCTGGACTTCTTTTAATGGGTCTACCCATTGCCAACGCCTACCGGCAAAAATAACGCTTTTATATTTATCGGCCCTGGCTACGTCTAGCGGATTGCCATTTATTCTAATTGTACCGCTCAATAACTGTATTTTTATCCAATCATCATATAAGGGGATTAGAAACAAATCAATAAACCAGTTTTGGTGCGCCGTCCAACTGTCCCGCTCATCAAGTAGCCCGGCCCGTAAACTGGAAAAATTAACCCCTTCCAAGTCATTAGCAAGGCTGTTATAACTCACCCCTAAACCTGAAGCAATACCCCGTAGCATTACCTTTTCAAAATCTTTTATCTCACCTTTAGGATAATCAGGGTTAAAGGCTGTAAATTCTATGCCTTCCGGTAGCTGTTCAAAACTTCCCGGTTCCGCGGAATTTAATAATTCACCATTATTAGAAAGGTCCCCTACATATTCCTGACCTGTAGGGGTAGTATAAAAACCCATTTTAGAAGCGCCTACCCTGGCATTAGTAAGGGCCGCTTCTTCATAACTATCTACCATATGCGCCCGGACCATTGACGCGGCCGGCCACGGAATACCACGCCGTAACCCTTGACGGTCCATTCTGTATATATGAAAAATCTCATTAGCCGGGACTTTTACCCGGTCCCCTGGCTGGTAGATTAAAGTCTGGTTTGTTTTCTTATCAATATGATAATTAACTGGCGCATCAAATTCATTGTATTCTATGCCCATCCGGATTAGACGGCCATTGCGCAACTCTTCATTGTAATTAACGTCTACTAATTCCGGGTCTAACAATTGCAATCTATAATTATATGGCCCCTGGTCCTTACCAATAAACCGCCTTACAAATATTTCCCCATCTTGCGCTACGGTTTCCATTATAACCCGGCACATTTCAACGAAAGATAGGCGGCCTGTAACGTCACAATTACCAACTTTGCCCCAATCTTTCCAAGCCGTTTCTATAGCAGTAGCCGCCAAATCATCTACGCTACCATCATTATCCTTTGGCTTTGCCTGAAAATTAAAGCCTTCCGGGCCTACAACATTGTTTTTAACCATTGTTAAAAACTTGCGCATATAGGCATTGTTTCTGCCTAACTCCCTGGACCGCGCCCGTAATGGCCGCAAGTTAAATAATATTTGTTGGTCCGCTGTAATAGGGGCGGTAGACCATGACCACGTAAGGTTATTAACCGCCGCGCCGTCATAGGCGGCCGACCTAATATATTTTTGCCCGGTCTTTAATCTTATACGGGGCTTAATTGCCTTTTGTATTTCGTTAGTAGTCATTAAAGCCGGGTCCTGATAATTTTATTTGTGCCTAGACCGTTTTCTAAATCTTGCCTTTGTTTTTCTTGCGCTACTTCCGCTTTAAATTTATCTCTTAAAGCTATTAAATCTTCTACGCTATAACGGGTTAAACTACGGCCATTAATAGCATAATTTTGTTGGTCTTTTGTGGCTTTCTTTTGTAAAAGGGCCTCTACCGCGTCTAGCATTTTTTGAGCGTATGACCTGGTATCATGGGCCGCGGTAGGGTCTGGCTTTATTTCTGTATTGCCTGACGCAAGGGTAAATCTATCAGGGCCTTTTGTGGCTATTTCATACCACGTAAATTTACCCGATTGCCAGCTTTCTGTAGTACTAGGCTTAATATCAAAAAGCCATTCGCCGCCGCCCTGGTCCGCCCCTGAAAATTCTATAACGGCCGCGGTATTAACTAGCTTATAGGATATTTGGTATCCATCGGCCGCCTGGTAATCAGAAAGGGAACGGCAAAAATTAAGCGTATCACCGGCAACAATTTGAGAAGGTATAATATTGGTCATATGCTTAAATCAAATTCCGCCGCCATATAATCCCTTATGGTCTGGGTCCCCGTTATTATATTATTAAGCCAACTATACGTAATATCCGCATTTATGGCGGTTACTATATCATCAACGCCGGTATTCACAAAATGTTGTAATTCCGCTTCATATTCGACCATAAAGGCCCGGCCACTATCTATTACTTCCGCTTCCGTTAGCCCGGTTTGGTCTGTTTGCATAATCAAACCAAGCATAACCAATTCTAAATTATTTATTAAATTTTGCCGCCGCTTCTTTATTTCGTTTATCTTTTCCGCACCGTCATAATATTTTATATGTGTCGAGCTATGCCGGCCAATAGTTCCGCCTGTTGTATAATATTCCCTTAAAGTAGTGCGCCCCTGGTCCGTAATAATTCCGTTAGAATCCCGGCTATAAGTTACAGTTACTTTTACTACAGGAATACTAAAATTCTTAGTCTGTTCATCATATTGCTGATAGTGTATAGCCTGCTGTAATTCCCCTTTATAAAAAACTCTATCAGTAAACAAACTAATATCTTTTTTTAACCCGGTTTTATAATTGATATTGACCGGGTTTAATAGCGGGTCTATAGGGGGACAAATTAGGGTAGCTATTTGGTAAGGCTCTACTAAATCCAAAGCCTCTATTATAGAATTTTCTCCCCATAAAAAATTGGCCGCGCCGTCTAAATCGTAACCCTCACTTAAAAAATGGGCTATTGTATCTTCCGATATATGGTATTCGTCCCCATGTTCATAACCAAAAAAAGGCATAGATAAATAATCTATTAATTCCTGGTTACGCTCCGGGCTAGTTGCTCTTATTATTTCCAATTAACAAAACCGCCCTTAGTATTCCGCCGCCGCCCGCTGCTTTCTTTTTAGCCGGCTGTCTTTTTGCCCCTTGTTGGTCCTGGCCCTTATCCTGGCCCCCGTCCCCATCAGCATCCTGAAATAATGCTTTTAATTTTTCAAAATTCGGGTTAAGGATTAGCATAGCCGCATAATTATATACTGACAAGTCTAAAGCCTCATTCCGGGGCCTTAATTTTATCCATTCATACCGGGGGCGGCCCTTGATATATCGCGTTACCCGCTTTTCTGCTGTCAATTGTGCGTAATATTCGCTATCAAATCCCGGTCTTACCGGGAAGTGTACCCGCCCGGCCCCGTCTTTTTTTATTCCTAAACGCTTGAAAATAACGCTTTTAGCGGTATCTACCCCAATATTAAACAGTAATACCCCATTTTTTAGCTTGCTGGCCCGGCCTGTTGTTACCGGGTCCCCGGTAGTAGATTTACCTTTAATGGCATAAATCCTATGTTTCTGGCGGGGCTTAACATATTTATAGACCTGTTGCGTATAATGGCCGCCGCTATCAATAACCGTTATAGCTATCCCCAATTCTAACCCTAATTCATGTTGAAACTTTGTAGCTAAAAATTCATCCAATTCTATCCAAGGGCTATTTTCTAACGCTAAATTGGTTAGGTCTCCATAAATAATATGGTAGGCAATTTTATAGTTT